GCCGAGCTGGTGGATCGCTTCTGGAGAGAGCCGACGACGGCCATGGCAGCGGAGATCCGTCAGCACCGGATGGCGTTCGGGCTGACGCCGATTGACCGGCGCCGGCTGGAGTGGACGATCCGGCCGCGCGCCGAGGAGAAGCCAGCACCCGAGAGCAAGCACATCGAGCCCGCGACCGATCCGAGGAAGCTCTACGCCGTCAAATGATCTTCTGTGTTCCGGCAGTCGAAGAGGAGCCGTGGCCTACCCTTGGGCCGCAGGTCTGCGGCTTCATCGAGGAGTACCTGGCTTACGGCCCGGGCGATTTGCGCGGCCTCCCCGTCAAGCTGAGCGATGAGCAACGCTTCCTCATCTACCGCATGTACGAGGTGTTCCCAGAGGGACACCCGAAGGCCGGGCGGCGGCGCTTTAAGCGCGCCGCCATCTCCCTGCGGAAAGGGATGGCCAAGACGGAGCTCGCGGCCTTCATCGCCGCCGTTGAGCTTCACCCGGACGGCCCCGTGCGCTGCACCGGCTGGGATGAGGAGGGGAACCCGATCGGCGGGCCGGTGAAGGACCCCTACATTCCGATGGTGGCCTATACGGAGGAGCAGAGCGAGGAGCTGGCGTACGGGACGCTCTACACGATCCTGTCGGAGGGGCCGCTGGCCAACGACTTCGATATCGGGCTGGAGCGCATCATGCGCATCCGGGGCGACGGCAAGGCGGTCGCACTGGCGACCGCGCCGGACGCGAGGGACGGGGCACGCACCACGCTTAACGTGTTCGACGAGACGCATCGCTTCACCCTGCCGCGGCTGAGGGAAGCGCACCGGACGATGATGGCGAACATCCCGAAGCGCCGCATCGCCGACGCCTGGAGCCTTGAAGTGACGACGGCACCGGCGCCGGGCGAAGGCTCGGTGGCGGAGGCGACGATGGAGTACGCCCGAGCCGTGGCGGCGGGCAAGATCAAGGACGCGAGTCTGTTCTTCTTCCACCGGCAGGCGTCGGAGGAGCACAACCTGGACACGCCGGAGGGAATGAGAGCCGCAGTCATTGAGGCGTCCGGCCCGGCGGAGTCCTGGTCCGACATCGATGGCATCGTCGAGCTCGGACTCGACCCGACGATGGACAGGGCGTATTGGACGCGCGTCTGGACCAATCAATTAGTGCGTGCGTCCGGGCGGGCGTTTGACGTTGAGGTGTGGAGGAGGCTGGCCCGCCCGGACGTCACGGTTGCCGCAGGCGCGCTGATAACGCTCGGGTTCGACGGCTCCCGCTACGACGACGCGACCGCGCTCGTGGCCACCGAGGTGGAGACCGGTTTCCAGTGGCCGCTTGGCATCTGGGAGCGGCCGGCCAACGTGAAGGAATGGGCCGTGCCGGAGCACGAGGTGGACGCGGCGCTCACGTCGGCGTTCGCTGTGTACGACGTCTGGCGGCTGTACGCCGATCCGTGGTACTGGGAGGGCTGGCTGGCCCAATGGAGCGCCCGCTGGGGCGACCGCGTGATGCAGTGGCCGACGAACCGCCTACGGCAGATGGCGCACGCGGTGCAGAGCTTCAACACCGCTATCCTGGCGGGCGAGTTGACCCACAACGGCGACGAGACGCTGGCGCGGCACATCGGTAACGCCTGCCGGAAGACGGTGAGCGCTCTCGACGATAAGGGGCAACCGATGTTCGTGATCCAGAAGGAGCGGCATGACTCGCCGCACAAGATGGACGGCGCGATGGCGGCGATCCTCTCCTGGGAGGCGCGCACGGACGCGATAGCGGCGGGGGCCACCGCGAGGAGGAATATCCAATTCTACGCATGAGGGGAACGCGCTTAGTGCTGACCTGCATCAAAGCCGTGGCTGCGGTGGCCTCCAGGCTAGGCAGCGGCGGCGCGGTGGAGCTGGCGGGCATGGCGGCAATCGTCTATGGCGTGCATCTAGTCTACGATCCCGCCGCCTTCGTCCTGGCCGGAGTCGCCATCGTGTTCTGGGCTCAAGGGCGCGAGGAGAAGGCATGACGTTTCTCCGCACGATGCGCCGCGGCATACAGGCGTCGGTGACGCTGGACAACATCAACCAGAGCAACGACGGCGACAGCATGGTTGGCGGCCGAGGCAGGGTGCCACTCGTGGGCGGGCTGAGCGCGACGTACGAGCGCATCTACCGCGACCAGATATGGGTACACGCACTGGTCAACCGGCTGTCGCGCAGCGTCGGGCGCCTACCCCTGAAGACCTACATCGACGGCGGCGAGGTAGGGGAACGCGAGCGGGTGCGCAAGGGGCCGCTCGCCGACCTGATTCGCTCGCCCTTTGATGGCGGCAACCCCTTCCTGTTCAAGTCGGCGATCGTCGGCAACGTGGGCATTCACGCCAACGCCATCTTCGTCAAGCGGCGGCCGGGACCCGGCCGGCCGCCCAACGAGCTGATTCCCTCATCGTTTGCCCACTGGACGGTACAGGCCGGAACCGAGCGACCCGTCGACTGGTATATCTTCAACAGCCGGTCCGGGCAGCGCGTACCCTTCCGGCCGGAGGAGGTCGTGCACTTCCGGTGGTGGGCGCCGGGGCAGGGGATCGTGGCGCCGTCGCCGATCGAAGCGTTGCGCCGGACGTTGATGATCGAGGACGCCGCCCAGCGCATCCAGATCGCCAGCTACGAGAACGGAGTCCGCCCGGTCGGCGCCGTGTCCGTTGAGGGAACGCTAAACCAAGATGTGGCTGAACGGCTGCGGGACCAGCTCCACGAGACCTACGGCGGCGTCGACAACGCTTTCAAGGTCATGCTCATGGAGGGCGGCGCGAAGTGGCTGGAGATGTCGCACAAACTGGTGGATTCCGAGGTCATCAATACCCGGAAACTCACCCGCGAAGAGGTGGCGGCGGCCTACAACATGCCGCCCAGCAGCATCGGCATCCTGGACCGCGCGACCTTCTCGAACATCGACACGCAGAGGGTCATGGAGGTGGTCGATACCCTGCAGCCGTGGACGACGATGATCGAGGAGACGCTGCAGACCCAATTGATCGACGGCGAGCCTCTGATGGAAGGGCAGTACGTCGAGTTCGACTACAACGAGATACTCAAGGGCGATCCGATGAAGCGGTTGCAGGCGTTGAGCAAGGCGGTCGGCGGCCCCTGGATGACCCAGAACGAGGCGCGCGCGAAGGAGAACCTTCCGCCCCACGACGACCCGCGGGCGGACGAGCTCCTGGTGCCGCTGAACACGCAGCCGCAGGAGGAGGACAGGGATGACGAGGATGACCGGCGACAGCGTGAGTGAGCTAGACGACCTGGCGGCGCCGGCAATGCGGCGCTACGACCACATCATCGAGGCCGTGTTCGGGAGCGTGTGGGCCATCTTGCCCGAGAAGCTGTATACGATCGCCGAGATCGTCAAGATGCGCGCCCGCGGCATCACGTTCAGCGCTGAGGAGATCGAGAGCCGCACCGGCGGCCGCCCGGCCCGCCGCCCGGCCAGCCGCCGCGGCGCAATCGCCGTGCTGCCACTCTACGGCGTGATCAGCCAGCGCATGAACCTCATGACGGCGATCAGCGGCGGGACGTCGACGGAGATGTTCGCCGCCGCCTTCCGTGAGGTGATTGCCGACGACGGCATCGAGGCGGTGGTGATCGATATCGACTCGCCGGGCGGCAGCGTGTTCGGCGTCCAGGAGCTGGCGCAGGAGATTTTCGACGCGCGCGGCCGCAAGCCCATCGTGGCGATCGCCGACAGCATGGCAGCCAGCGCCGCCTACTGGATCGGCACGGCGGCCGGGGAGTTCGTCCTGACGCCATCCGGCATGGTGGGGAGCATCGGCGTCGTCTCGGTCCACGAGGATATGTCGCGGAACCTGGAGATGGAGGGGTTCAAGATCACGCTCATCTCCGCCGGCAAGTTCAAGACGGAGGGGAACCCGTACGAGCCCCTCGGCGAGGAGGCGCGGGCCTATGCACAGCAGATGATGAACGACTACTACGGGCGGTTCGTGGACGCCGTCGCGCGAAACCGTGGCGTGCTTTCCGATGCCGTCCGTAGCGGCTTCGGCGAAGGCCGGATGGTGACGTCCGCCGATGCGGTCCGAATGGGGATGGTGGACGGCATCGAGACGCTGCCCCAGCTTCTGGCCCGGATGGGCGGCCGGGCCGAAGCCGTGGAGACGACGCCGCCGCCAACCGTGCCGCCGATAGACGGCAGTACGCAGAGCCCGCTCCCTCCGGCCGCCGGCCCGGAGAATGCGGACGGACAGAGGGACCGGCGCGTCAGGTTGCTGGATATGGAGCTCGCCGCGAGGGCGGCGGGCAGAAAAGGAGGAGGAGGAGAGTGAACACACTCATCAGCGACGACGTACGGGCGACCCTGCAGGCCTCAGAGGCCGAGGCCGCCCAACTGTACGCGACCTTCACGAAGCTCCGTGAGGAGGTGATCGAGTCCGGCGTCAACCCGCTGGGCCAGAGCACCGACGAGAAGGGCGCCTTCGACAAGCTGGACGCGGCGAGCCAGGCGTACGACGCGAAGGCGCAGGAAGTGGCGGAGCTTCAGCAGTCGTTGGCCCGCATGGCGGAGATCGACGCGCTGGCCGATGGCGGCAAGCGACCAGCCAGCGCATCCCGTCTGCCCTACAGCGGCCGGGACCAGGGGCGGCAGCCGGCACGCAGTATCGGCGACCGGCTGATCCAGAGCCCGGAGTACCAGGCGCTCGCGAAGAACGGGGCCTTCCTCACCGACGGCGCGTTCGCGTCGATGGTGGGCCGGGGGCTGGAGCGCCCGGTCGCGCTCTTGGAGCGGGATGAGCTGGAGGCGCTCCTTCGGTTCGCCGACCCGCTGGCCACGACCGTGACGGGTGGCTCCGCCACCAGCGCGGGGCCGTTCATCCAGAACGACCTCATCCCCGGCTTCATCAACTACCGCCGCAAGCGGCCGATGCTGTCCGCGATGGTCGGCAGGGGTTCGACCGACAGCGACACGGTGGAATACGTCAACCAGACGGCCCCCACGGACGCTGCGGCTGAGACGGCCGAGGACACTGCGGCCCCCGAGAGCACCTACGCTTTCGAGACGCTGACGACCGCAGTACGGGAGATCACCCACTGGGTGCCCGTCACCCTGCGGGCGATGGCCGATCACGGGCAGCTTCGGACCATCGTCGACAACCAGCTCGTCGCCGGGGCCCTGGACCGGCTGGATACCCAGATCGCGAGCGGTGCCGGTTCCGGCGTCACCCTCCTGGGCATCTACAACGCCTCCGGCATCGGCGCCCAGAGCGCAGCCGGGCTCTCGAAGTCCGCCGCGATCCACAAGGCGATGACGAAGGTCCGTGTGGCCGCCGGCGTGCTGGGAGAGCCCGACGCCATCGGCATCCACCCCAACGACTTCGAGAAGCTCCTCATCGAAGAGGACGCCCAGGGACGCTTCCTGTTCGGCGACCCGCGGGGCGGCGAGGAGCGGACGATCTGGGGCAAGCCCATGATCATCAGCACCGTCTTCCCCGAGGCCACGCCGCTGGTCGGCGACTTCGAGGGCTCGGCCACCCTGTGGCTGCGTGAGTCCCTGTCAGTGACGACCGGCCTGGACGGCAACGACTTCACCAAGCGGCGGGTGAGCATGCTGGCCGCGATCCGCGCCGCCTTCGCGGTGACGCGGGCCGGAGGCTTCTGCGCGCTGTCCGCCTTCTAACGGCTAGCGACAACTGAATAACGCGTACGGAAAAGGCAGGCCCCCCAACGAATGCCCTGGGGGGGCCTGCCTGATTGAAGCGCAGCAGCGCCCAGTAAGGAGGAGGAAACGATGGGCATCCTCAAGTCAGCGGTCGTCTCGGTGACGACCACAGGCACAGCGGGCTCCGCGGCCGGCAACGCCGATTCGGAAGCCTTCATCGGCGAGATCGTCGGGATCGAGCTGAACTGGCACGCCTCGGCACCCGCCACCAGCGACGTGACGATCACGTCGAAGCGGACGGGCATCGAGATCGCGTCCGAGGACAACGTTGTGACGGATAAGTACATCGCCCCCGTCATCTTCGGCGAAGACAGCGGCGGCGTGGCCCTCACCGGCGACGTAACCCCACGCCACCGTTGCGTCGACCAGGGCGTCAACGTGGCGGTCGCGGGCTGCGACGCCCTCACCGGCGCCCTCGTCGCCACGATCCTCTACCGCAGGTAAGGGGAGCATTTGTCGGCGGGGCGTGGCGGCAGGTTGGACCACGCCCCGCCGACGACAGAGGAGGACTGATATGGACCCGCAACCAGAGAAGCTCCTGATGATCGAGCCCGGCGGCCGCCAGTGTTGGGTGCTGACGCGCGACCGCGCCGCCTTCGAGAAGCGCGGCTACCAGGCGGCCGATGGCGGCACTGAGGCCGAGACACCCTCAGCTGAGGAGGTCGCGGCCGCCGCGCCTTCCGGGGGTGAAGTGGCCAGTGAGGGCGCAGAGGGTGAAGCCGACGCCCCGGCGGCGGAGGAGGCGAAGCCCAAGCGGAAGCGCCGCAAGGCGGCGGAGGAGTAGAGGCTAGTGGCCGCTGTCACTGACGCCTACGCCACGGCGGCAGAATACCGTGGGCGCGTGGATAAGTCCAGCACCGTGGACGACGCGCTGCTCGGCGCGCTCCTGCTGGCCGTCAGCCGCCAGCTCGACAAGGAGTGCGAGCGCTTCTTCACGCAGGACGCGACCGCCGTTACGCGCGACCCCTATGACGGCAACGGCCTGGCGCGGGTATGGCTGCCGGATGACATCGCCACGGCAACCGGCCTCATCGTGACGGCGGACCTCGACGGCGACTACAGTTTCGCGGACGAGACGGCGCTCACGCTGGACACGGACTTCTGGCTCGGCCCCCCCAGCGCGGATAAAGGCCCGGAGCCCCGCCCGTGGCAGTTCCTGGAGGTGCACCCGGACTCCACCAGGCTCTCCGTTTGGCCCAAGCAACGGCGGGCCATCAAAGTGACGGCGAAGTTCGGCTGGCCGGCAGTGCCCGGGGCCATCAAGGAGGCGACGGTCCTGATCTGCCGCGAGCTGATAGACCTGGAGAAGTCGGGCTTCACGCTCATCCTTCAGAACCTCGACCAAGCTATCAACCTGTCGCCCACCGCCTTCGGCATCATGCAGCGGATCAAGAGGGAGTACGGCCGCCGGATGCCGGTACGCTGATGGCCAACGAGTTCAGCGCCGAGCTGCTCGGCGAAGAGGAGCACATCCGCAGGCTGACGCACGTCCCCGATGCCGTGCGCCCCTTCATGTTCAGGGCGGCGGGCACGGCGCGGAAGGAAGCGAAGGAACGGGCCAAGCCGCACCCCGTCGACCTGGGCACGCTGGCCAACACGGTGCGCTCCGAGGTTGACCGGGCCGCTATCCCGCTGTACGCCCGCGCCTACACCGATAACGACGTCGCCGGGCAGCTCGAGGAGGGGCGGCGCCCCGGCGGCCGCGCGCCCACGGTGCGGCGGGCCAGCCGCTGGCTGTTCCGCCACGGCATTCACGCCAACCCGGTGCAGTGGGCCCGGCAGGTCGCCGAGCACGGGACGCGGGGCGTCCTCTTCATGGCGAAGGCGCGGGACGTGACCGCGGCGAAGCTGCCGGAGATGATCCGCGAGGCCGAACGGCAGATCGAGTCGAAGTGGAGATAGTACGTGGCCTGGGCTGATATACGGGCGCGCCTGGCCGTGGTGCTGGACGCGATCGAGGTTACCACGCCGAGCGCCGCGAGCATCCAGCGCGTCTACGTGACACCGCCGGCCACAGTCGAGGACGTGCCCTGCTTCATCATCTACCCGCCTGCCGTTGAGGTTGAGCGCCGCCCTGGCGGCTGGCGCGTGAACAAGTACGGCCCGCTGCGGCTTCGCTGTCTCGTGCGGGACGCCGAGGTCGACGTGGCCGTGGACTTCCTCGACGCCTTCCGCGAGGCGACGATCGCCGCTTTCGACGCGGAGATCCGCCTGGAGAACGAGGCGACGCTGGTCCAGAGCCAGCGGATCGAGGAGGCGGCCAGCTTCAAGTACGGCGGGAGGGATTACGTCGGCTTCGACTGCATCCTCGGCGTCCGGCTCGATGAGCAGGTGACCTACGGCAACTAGACGACAGGAGGAGACGATGGGCGAGTTCGATTACTACGTTCGGACAACGGGCGGGACCTTCAGCGACGGCCGCCACGAGTTCACGACCGAGTGGCAGGGGGTCGCGGCCGCCGGGCTGAGCGCCAGCCACTTCGCGAACCCGAAGCTGGAGATCGAGACGGCGGCGGAGCACGAGGCGCGGGCCGCAGAGCCGCCCGCCGGGGCCGAGCTGGAGCTGGTGGAGGAGCCCGCCCCCGAGCCGGAGACCAGGCGCAGGAGGGGCGCGCAGGGCTAGCGCCGCACCAGAGGAGACAACGACGGCAGGGCCGCCCGTAAATGGGCGGCCTGAATCATTCCAGGAGGTGGAGGAGAGATGGTCGCAGGGGTAGCCAACGCAGCGAAGCAGTACCGCAAGCTCCAGATCGGAGTTGAGACGACATACGGGATCGAGGTTGCCGCCACGCGGATGTTGCGCATCCTCGGCCTGTCCTGGAACGACCTGGGGAGCCAGAAGCAGTACCTCCCTGAGTACAACCTCGGCCGGATGTCCATGCACTCCGACGTCGGGTCGATCGTGCGCAGCGGCATCCTCGGCCGGGTCGAGACCGACTTCTCCTTCGAGGACGTGCTCTTCCCGCTGCTGGCGGGCTTCAAGGGCGGCGTCGCGGCCAGCGCCGAGAAGACCGTCGGCCAGGGCGACCGGGAGTGGGTGTTCGCCCTGGACCCGAACGCCGGGGACCCGACGCCGGACAGCTACACGCTGGAGCGGGGGCTGAGCGACGGCAGCACGACCTGGCCGGCCACGGCCCCCGGCATCCTGGTGCCGCAGATGGAGATCAGCGTCGCCAACGACCCCGACGTCACGAAGCTGGCCTATGACATCTGGGGCCGCGCGGCCAACACCAACGCCCTGGCCGCGCTGACGCCGCCCGCCGTGTTCACCCTTCTGCCCGGCCTGCAGTGGAAGCTCTACATCGACGACACCTGGGCGGCTATGGACATTCTGGGCGCGGCCCCGTCATACGGCGGCGGCGCCCAGAAGGCCACGACCATGCGCTCCTTCACCTGGCGCCGCAAGGGCGGCATCAGCCCGGCGCTCTACATCGGCGCCGGGCAGACGGACCCGCAGGGCTTCAACTTCAAGGCCCGCGGCGTCGAGCTGGAGATGGAGGTCGAGTTTAACGCCGTCGTGGAGGCTGAGCGCGTCAAGGCGGCGACCTCCGGGACGAAGCGCTACGTCCGCCTGTTGGGCGAGGGGGCGCGGATCGGCACCGGCTACTACAAGACGATCCTGCTCCAGGGGTCCTACATCTACGCGGACGGCGGCTTCGGGGAGATCGGGCGCGACGCCGACGGCACGGAGACGGTGACGCTGCGCCTGGAGACCGTCGCCGACGACGACGTCGAAGACTGCGAGGTCCGCCTCATCAACACGCTCGCCGCATTCCCGTAGACGGCCTGAAAGCGAGGGAGTGACACCATGCCCGAACCCGAGCCCATCCGCAAGATGCCCCGCCGCGTCTCCGTCATCGACTTCAGCGAGGACGGCTACCCCGGCTTCCACGCGACCCGCTGGCTCAACGCCCCCATCGCGGCCGAGCGGGCGGTGTTCGACACCGAGGACGAGAAGGCGAGCCGCGAGGCCTGGCTCGAATTGTGGACGGACTGGGACTTCGTGGACTACGAGGGTGAGGCGATCCCCCGCACGGCCGAGGGCTTCGACCAAATCCCCAGCGACCTCTTCTCGGCGATGGTCCGTCGCGGCATGGCGGCCGTCAGGGAGGCCGCGATGCCAGCCCCTTTAGACGAGCCCTCCTCCAGTCCCGGCCGCGGCCGGCGGACGAGGAAGTAGAGGACGGTGAGTACCTCGACTGGGCCGTGGCCGTGCTCTCCGACTATTACCGCCGTCCACCCTGGGAGTTCGACGGCGTGCCGGTGGACCGCCTGGCCAGGGAAGCAGAGATGATCGTGATCCGCAGAACGATTAGCCCGCGGCAGCCGACGGTCCGGGGCACCGTGCCGCCGGGCATGGACCTGGAGCTGGTGAACGAGGCAGAGGCCGGCTGATGGTCGCTACCCTCGAAGTCCTGCTGAAGCTGCGGGACGATTTCAGCGCCGACCTGCGCCGGCACCGGCGCGATCTGACGAACTTCGGGCGCGATCTCGCAATGATCGGCGGCGCCGGGGTCGCCGGCTTCGGCCTGGCCATCAAGTCCGCCATCGACTTCGAGTCGAGCTTCGCGGGCGTGCGCAAGACGGTGGACGCCAGCGAGGCGGAGTTCGACGCCCTCCAGGAGCAGTTCCGGGAGATGGCCCGCCAGATTCCCATCAACGTCAACGAG